GTCACCCGCGCCATGGCGAGAAAGTTGCCATTTCAGACATGGAAGCGGAGTATGATGAACAAAACGGTTGGACACGGTATACTCTGGGAGACGAGGCCGTAGACAGCGCGCAGCTTAATCAATTGGCGCGCCGAGGTCGTCGTCGTAAGGAGACGGTCGATGGCAACTACAGCGGGTGACATCATTACGGGCGCACTGCGCCTGATTGGTGTAGTAGCGGAGGGCGAGTCGCCTTCGCCTGAGTCGGCAGCCGATGCGCTGTCGGCTATGAACCAGATGATCGAGTCGTGGAACACCGAGCGCTTGTCGGTTTTTGCGACAGAAGATCAAGTCTTTAGTTGGCCTGCGACTGAGATCAGCCGCACGCTCGGGCCAACCGGCAACTTTGTCGGCAACCGGCCTATTCTTGTTGATGACTCGTCGTACTTCAGAGATCCGTCCACCGGCGTGTCGTATGGTCTGAAGCTCATCAACCAGCAGCAGTACAACGGGATTGCGTTGAAGACGGTGCGAAGCACCTACCCGCAGGTCATGTGGGTCAACATGACGTACCCTGACATTGAGATGTACATCTATCCGGTACCTACGCGGGTGTTGGAGTTTCATTTCGTGTCGGTGGAACAGTTGTCGCGGCCAGCCATTTTGGCCACAAATCTGACGTTCCCGCCAGGCTATCTGCGAGCGTTTCGGTACAACTTGGCTTGTGAGCTGGCGCCTGAGTTTGGCGTCGAGCCGTCCCGGCAAGTTTCTCGGATTGCCATGACGTCTAAGCGCAACCTGAAGCGCATCAACAACCCTGACGATCTGATGTCGATCCCGTACAGCATCGTTGGGAATCGTCAGCGCTACAATATCTACGCTGGCAATTTCTAATGAAATCGCCCATCCTCGGCGCAGCCTACGTTGCCCGCAGCACCAATGCTGCGGACAATCGGCTTATCAATCTCTACCCCGAGTCCACGCCCGACGGGGGCAAGACGGCGGCGTACTTTCAGCGCGTGCCTGGGATTCGACAAGTAATTAGTTTCATCCCTTCACAAACCGCAACTGTCCGAGGGCTGTGGGTTGCACGGGATATTTTGTACGCCGTAATTGGAAGCTCTCTTTACGCGTACAACTTTCAGTACAACAGCGCAGGTCAATTTGTTAGCAGCACATCTACGCTTATAAGCACAAACATATCCGGCACTGGCCCGGTCAGCATGGTAGATAACGGCTCGCAAATTTTTATCGCGACCAACCCAGACGGCTACATCTACAACATCAACACAACCGTGTTTGCCAAAATCGGCGATCCTGACTTCCCTGGCGCTGTCACAGTTGGCTATATCAACGGCTACTTTGTATTCAACGAGCCTAACAGCCAGCGCGTGTGGGTGACGGAATTGTTTGATGGCAGCAGCATCGAGCCGTTGTCATTTGCAAGCGCTGAAGCCTCGCCCGACAACGTGGTGTCGCTGATTGTCGACCATAAAGAAATCTGGATCTTTGGCAACAACTCTACCGAGGTCTGGTACGACGCCGGCCAACCTGACTATCCGCTTGCACCCATCCAAGGCGCGTTTTTAGAGACGGGTTGCGTAGCGCCATACTCTGTAGCCAAGATGGACAACAGCGTCTTTTGGCTGGGCTCAGACGCTCGTGGCTTTGGCATGGTATACCGCGCTCGCGGCTATCAGCCGCAGCGCATCTCGACCCATGCAATCGAATACGCCATACAGTCGTACGGCACGCTTTCTGATGCTTTTGGATACACATACCAGCAAGACGGGCACATGTTCTATGTGCTGACGTTCCCTTCAGCAGACGCAACTTGGGTATATGACGCTGCTACGCAAATGTGGCATCAACGACAGCATGTAGATGGAGTGACCGGCCAAATGCGACGGCATTCTCCATCATGCGCAATTGCATGGAAAAACCGCGTATTTGTAGGTGACAGCTTCTCGCGGAACATTGGGCACTATGACTTTAGTATATTTGAAGAATTTGACTTTTCGCGGCGTCAACCGTGGCTACGCTCATGGCGTGCGTTGCCAACCAACGAAAACAACCTAAAGCGTACTGCTCAGCACAGTTTGCAGTTAGATTGCGAAGCAGCTACCTCTAACGTACCGCAGCCTAACCAACCTGCGCCTGGCGTGCAAGGCCCGCCGTGGGAGGTGCGCACGTCGGACGGAACGATATATAACGTAACCAATCCAGTGGTGCTGCGAAGTAACGGCACGCCTGTTGTATTTGTTAATTTACCGTTTAATCTTGGGCCTAGCGGGTCTATTTTTAATTTAGGTTTCCAGCTAAACGCCAGCTTGCGTTGGTCTGACGATGGCGGCCACACATGGTCAAACTTTCACACCACATCAATGGGCTTTCAAGGCCAGACCGCTAAGCGCGTTATCTGGCGACGTTTGGGCATGACGCAAAAGCTGCGGGATCGCGTTTATGAAGTAAGTGGATCGGGCGATGGTCGTGTGGCTATTATGGGCGCAGAGCTGATTGCGAGCGGCACCAATGCCTAACATCACGCGTATCCCCGCGCAGCGTGTTCCGGTCATTGAAGGACCGGATAATGTCATGCAGCGCGAGTGGTATCGCTTCTTCAACAACTCGTTCACGCTGTTGGGGCTGGGGCAGAATCAGTTTACGTTGCAGGATTTGCAGGTCGGGCCGGCGGTCGACACGCCGCAGCTCATTACCACGCGGTACGGCTATTTCTACGACACCACTACGCAGACAGCAGCGTCAATCAACACCGCGTACGGCATGACGTTCAACTCGGTTGGCTTTAGCCGTGGCGTCACCATTGGTTCGCCGACGTCGCGCATCTACGTTGACCGGCCAGGGCTGTACAACATTCAATTCTCGGCGCAGCTTGATAAAACGTCAGGTGGCACGGCATTCATTTACATTTGGCTGCGTGTTAACGGCGTGAACGTAAATGATTCGGCATCCCAAATCCGCATCCAAGGTAACAACGCTGAAATTGTGGCTGCTTGGAATTACCTTCACGAATTTAACGTTGGCGACTACTTTGAAATAATGTGGTCCACCGACGATACAAGCTGTCAAATACTTGCTGCGGCAGCTTCGACGCCGGTTCCGGGCATTCCCTCGGTCATCTTGACCGTCACAAATAACATCTGAGGTCGCACATGGCAACCATTTCACCGACCCCAAAGCTGCAGTTTTTCGACGCTAACGGCAACCCGCTGTCGTATGGATTTCTGTACACCTACATGGCTGGCACAACACTCCCTGTGGTAACGTACACCACTGCGGCGCAGACGACGGTCAACACCAATCCGATTGTGCTGGACGCGCGCGGCGAAGCAAATGTCTGGCTAGTTGCGGGTTTTGCGTACAAATTTACGCTTTTGAACTCGTCTAGCGTCTTGCAATACACGGTCGACAATATTACCGCTGCGGGCACGATGTCTACGCAAAACGCCAACAGCGTCGCCATTACCGGCGGCACGATCAGCGGCGTCACCATCACCGGCCCAATTACCGGCAACGTCACGGGCAACGTCACGGGCAACGTCACGGGCAACCTGACTGGCAACGTCACGGGCGGCGCCATCGTCGGTGAGTCGTACAACGGCGGTCAGCTTGCGGGTCTGCGCAACAAAGTTATCAACGGGTCGATGGTTGTTAATCAGCGCGGCCCAAGCGCGCTGACCACTAGCACTGGCACAACGACGTTTTTTAACTCCACCAAAATGCTAGACCGCTGGACCTATTGGGCAGCGACGCCAGCAGTGTTTTCAGTGACTCAATCTACAGATGTTCCGGCAACAGAGCCAAATTTGTACTACAGCCAACGCTTAACCGTCACAACAGCAGACGTTGTGATTGCAAATAACAATGGTTTTTCGATGGCGCACATCATAGAGGGCTACGCAGCTCGCACGCTGGTTAATAAAACATTTACGATCTCGTTTTGGGTGCGGTCCTCTGTCACCGGAACGTATTGCCTCTCACTGTACAATGGCAGTTGGCCCAGCACCGACGAAAGCTATGTAGCGACGTATGCGGTCAACGCCGCGAACACATGGGAATACAAAACCATTACCGTCATCGACGGTTTGCCCACTACTGGCGTATATTGGGACTGGACAAATGGGCCTGGGCTAACGCTGGCCTGGTCGCTTGGTACGGGCGGGCAGTTTCAAACTGGATCGCCAGGCGTTTGGACTACGGATTGGGGTTTAGCTACCATCGATCAGGTCAATGCTGTGGGCACGATCGGCAATATCTTTGCGTTAACCGGCGTTCAAGTTGAAGTTGGTAGCGTAGCCACGCCGTTCGAGCATCGTCCGTTTCATTTGGAATTGGCGTTGTGCCAGCGGTACTACGAAAAATCGTTCCCGTACGCAACCGCACCTGCGCAAAACGTAGCGTCCACGCTAGGCGCGCCTGCGGCCACCGGGCAAGTGCTGAACCAAGCGTTTTCAACGGCTGTCCGGTTTGCGGTCACCAAACGCCGCGCCCCCACAATGACGCTGTACTCACCTAATGCGGCGTCAGCAAACTGGGCAACCGTTGCTGGCGTAACGCCCACTGCGGCCACCGCTAACATTGGCGATTCTGGTTTTATCGCCACCGGAGATACGGCGGTTACGGCAGGAAGTTTGTATTCTATCCATTGGCTCGCTAACGCGGAGCTATAGCCATGTACCAACTGACCCAACATCCAGAAGTAATCTACCGGCTAACTGACGGCGCATGGATTCCAGTAGACCCTGGTAACGGCGACTACCGCCTGTATTTGGCGTGGTTAGCCGAAGGCAACCAGCCATTGCCTGCCGAGAACTGACATGCCCATCACCGCCAAGACGCTGGTCGAGTCCAAAGCAGTTGAGCAGGTGCAGACAACACAGTACACTGCGCCCACCACGGCTACGATCATCGACAAGTTTACCGTGGTCAACTACAGCGCTGCGGCGCGGACGATCAGCGTCAACATCGTGCCAGCGGGGCAGATTGTGCAGAGCAGCAACTTGGTTGTGCAGAACAAGTCATTGCAGCCTAGCGAGGCGTATACGTTTCCTGAGATTGCAGGCCACATCCTGAATTTGGGCGACTCTATTTCAACGCTTGGCAGTCTTGCCGCGTCAATGAGCTTACGAGTTAGCGGTCGAGAGATCAGCTAGGAGAACGGTATGTTCGGCAGCTTCTTTAGTTTTATCTCTGATGTTGGTGGTGGTCTTGTCGACCTTGGCAAAGATTTTCTTGGTGCAGTAAGCGATGCTGTTGATACCGTAGTCGACCCGATCGCCGACACGTTAGGTGTGCATCCCGACGTCGTTAAGGTTGCGGCGGCGGCGCTTGGCATGTACTACGCGCCAGGCGTTGGTTTCAGTAACGCCAGCACGGGTGCTGCAGTGTCAGAGGCCGCAGCGGCGGAAATGATCGCGGCGTACGGTGCCGAAGCACTGACGGCTGCGGGTCAGATGGAAGCTGCTGCGGCGCTAGCAGCAGCTGCGCCTGCCGCTACTGCGACTGCCGCCACCGCGTTCCCGGTCGCCACTTCGCCGCTGGCTACGATGGGCGCGTCGACACCGTTGACCGCAGCCGAGATTGCTGCACTCGGAGCTGAAAGCCTTGCGGTTCCCGCAAGTAACGCGCTTGCACCCGCAGCCGCAGGAGCGGGCGCGGCTAATGCGCTATCTGCCGCTGACCTTGCAACAATCTCCGGCGCCGAAGGTTTGGCTGCGCCTGCAACGTTGAGCAGTGCTGGTGCTGGTGCTGGTGCTGGTGCTGGTGCTGGTGCTGGTGCTGGTGCTGGCACCATCAGCGGCTACGGCGGTGCAGGCGACATCCTAGATCCGCTGACCGGCTCTGTCATCAGCGGAGCCGACGCTGCGGCTATTACGAGCGCTGGCTTTAATCTTAGTGATATTGCCAAGTTCGCCAAAGACTACGGCGTACCGTTGTCGGCGCTCATCAGCGGCATCACTGGCTCTCGCGCGGCCACCAACGCCGCCGAGATTCAGGCGCAGTCTGCCCGCGAGGCGCGTCAGCTTGCGCGGGACATTTTTAACGAGCAGAAAGCGTTGCAAGAGCCCTACCGCGCGGCAGGCATCACGGCGCAGAACCAGCTCCTCAACTTGCTCGGACTGTCAGGCAACACGGCAGCGGCTGAATACGGCAAGTTCGCGCGCCCGTTCGGCATGTCTGATTTTCAGGCCGACCCTGGCTATGCGTTCCGGCTAAGCGAAGGTATGAAGGCGCTGGAGGCCAGCCGCGCCGCAAGAGGCGGTCTGTTGTCGGGCGCTACCGGCAAGGCTTTGCAGCGCTACGGTCAAGAGATGGGATCGCAAGAGTATGGCAACGCCTTCAATCGGTTCCAGACCGAGCGCGCCAACCGCCTGCAACCGCTGTCGGGCCTGACGACGCTGGGCCAGGCTGCGGCGTCTAATCAAGGCGCGGCGGCAGGGGCGTTTGGGCAGACCGCAGGCAACCTGACAACCGACATTGGAGCGGCGCAAGCAGCCGGTGGGATCGGTTCGGCCAACGCGATTACCAACGCGCTCAATCAATTTGCGCGGTATAGTGCGAGTCAAAATATAGCCGATCAGATTCGGCAGTCTGTCTACCGTTAAGGACACATCATGCCAATCCAACCCGGACTAGCGCTACAGGTCAAAGGTCTTGAGCTGCCCGATCCGTTGGCAATGCAAGCGCAGGCCACGCAGATCCAGAACGCGCTCCAGCAACAGCGCATGGGCGAGATGCAGATGCAAAACGCCATGCGCGAGCAGCGCCGCACGCAGGAGCTTGAGAGCATCATGTCGGGCGTTGCGCCTGACGCTCCCGCAGCCGACGTCGCCGGTAGGCTACAAAAAGGTGGCTTCTTCCAGCAAGCCGGTCAGGTGCTTCAGCAGGAAGCCACTCGCCAGAAGACCGCGCGAGAAGAGGAACTTGCTAAGCTCAACGTCATTAATAAAAAAGCTGAGCTGATGGGGCGGCTGTTTGTTGGCGTCAAAGACCAGCCTTCTTACAGCATGGCTCGCCGGCAAGCAATCCAACGTGGCTACGGTACCGAGCAAGACATCCCAGAAGCCTACGATCCGGCGGTCGTTGATAGAGTGCTAAAGGGTTCGATGTCCGTCATGGACTTTGTAAAGAACGAGCTCGACCGGCGCAAGACCGCAGCTACAGAGTCGCAAGCCGCTACAGCAGCAGCTAAACTGCCCTTTGAGCGGCAGCGCACTGAAGCGGCCGTGTCTCAAGCCGTTACGGCAGCGGACAAAGCAAAGTTTGAACGCGAAAACCCTGGCTTTACCATACAAGAGACTGATAAAGGATTGTTTAAGGTCAACAAGCGGACCGGCGCAATGGAGCCGTTAATGCTGGACGGCCAACCACTAAGAGCGCCGGATCGACGCCCGTTGACAACAGTCCATATTGACAAAGGCGAACAGGCTGAGACGGTGGAGCGCGGCAAAAGCTACGCTAGGCACGAAACAGACGTTCGAAATGCGGCCACAGCTGCGCGTAGATCATTGGTTGGCATCGAGTCTGCACAGGACGTTTTAAGCAAAGGCTTTGAGACGGGGTTTGGTACGGAGACAATTGCCAAAGGCGCGTCAGTGTTGGCGGCGCTCGGTGTAGACAAGGCTAAAGACTTTGCTACCAACTCGCAAAAGTTCTTGCAAGCCGCAACCGAACGGGTGCTGGCGGCTCAGCTTGAACAGAAAGGCGTGCAGACCAACCAAGACGCGCAACGAATCGAGCAAACTGGCGCGCGTATGGGTAACACCAAAGCCGCCAACGAGTTTATTCTTGATGTGGCCCGCGCTCAAGCCGAGCGCGCGATTGCGCAAGACAAGTTCTATCGTGATTGGCTGCGTGACCCGGCAAACAAAAAATCTTTGGCCGGGGCGGAGGATGCTTGGCTGGAAAGCGAAGGCGGCAAGTCTATTTTTGAAAGCCCGCGTCTGGAAAAGTATGGCGTACTTCAAGCCGAACGCGCGCAATCCACACCCCCACCTAAAGGACCCGTCATGGGTGGGCGGTCGGCCACACCGCGAGGTAGCCAGAACGTAGGTGCCGGGCTGTCTGTGCAAGCGCCCGATGGCAACATCTATACATTTCCCACCCAAGAACAAGCTGATCAATTCCGCGCTCGCATTAGTGGAGGCCGCTGATGGACTATGGTGCGCTTGCAAAACAACTAGGCGGCAGCGCGGCACCATCTGTTGACTTTGGTGCGCTGGCAAAAGAACTTGGCGGCACGGTAGCGGGTCAACAGCCCGTCTACGCCGACATCCCGTATACGTCAGCGTCTGCGGTGCCGCTGACGCGCGAACGGCCGCTGTCTGAACTGTCGGCGCGCGAAATGGTTATGGGTGCAATTGAGACGCCCGTGGCGCTTGCAGCCACGATTGCAGGCGCACCGCTATCAATTTTGACATCCCGCGCCACGCCCGAGGTTAAGGCAGCCGTACGACCGTTTCAGTATGAGCCTAGATCCGAGCTGGCGCAGCGTGCGATTAGCGCGTTGGGCGAAGCAACCTCTGGTTTGCCGCCGTACATCCCCAGCATTGGCGGCGCGCCGGCTGCTGCACGGGAGGCAGGTGTAGCTCGCGCTGCTCGACAAGGGCGCACCGCTGAGCGGCTGTCGGAAGAAGCCTATGCTCGTGGGCCTCAGATCGAAGCGGCGCAAGAGGCCAATCGGCTAGGCATTGCGCTGAACCCCGCGCTTTCAAATCCAACGCTATCTAATCAGTTGCAAGCCCAGATGGCTGGCATTCCGCAATTGAACGCTAAACTATCGGCGCAGAACGTCACGAAGTGGAGTGACATTGCGCGGCGTGAGCTTGGCATCGACCCGCGCGAACAACTTAACTCAAAGACGTTTGAAGCTGCTCGCGAGCGCATCGCTGCGCCGTATCGTGAAGTTGAAAAAATTGGTCAGTTGATGCCAGATGAGGCGGTGTCTCGGCAGATTGCGGCTATTCGGTCGCCGGATGTTATTGGCGGCAAGGCCGCAGCGTCAGAAGTCGCAGCGCTTGTTGATGACGCGCTTGAGCGCGTTAACTCTGGTATGACGAGTGCTGACGCGCTCCGCAACATTCGTCAACTACGCAGTGAGGCGCAAGATATTTATCGCGGCGATAAGCTAACCCCTTCTGAACGGGCTACCGCTGACGCCAAAATTGGAATTGCTAACGCGCTTGAAAAGTTGATCGACATGAATGTTACTGACCCAGCATTGCTGGATCGGTTTCGTGACGCCCGCACCAAACTTGCCAAAAGTTATACATACGAGAAAGCGACTAACCTAGCAACCGGGCGCGTTGATCCAATTGTTATTGCCAAAATGATCGCTAAAGATGACGCCATGACCGGCGACATCGCGGCCATTGGTCGTATTGCAGCTAACTTCCCTGAGATAGCGGGTGGTGGTACTCAAGCCACTTTGCTACAGCGCGCGCTCCCGCGCCTTACTCGGTCTGGCGTGCCAGGCACTATTGGTCTGGCGGTAGGGTCGGCGCTTGGTACGGATTTGATTACTGCGGGGGCAATCGGTGCTGGGGCGGGTGAACTGGCCGGTCGCTATATGGGCAGGCGAATTGCATCGCCAGAGTTTCAGGCGCGTTCGGCAGTGCCGCCTGATTTGCGCATCCCAATGCCGCCGCCTCCTGCACCCGCGCCTCCGCCGCCTACGCCCAACTTGCCGGTGCCGTACGACTGGCGGAACGCAGTACAGACGCCGGATGAATATTACGTACCAAACTTTGTGTTTGGTCGCCCAACGCCAGACGTGCGCGTTCAGCCGTCTACGAATGCGCTTCTACCCGCGCCCAGCGCAGAATCGACAATGGCGGCTGTGGCGCAGCGCCGCGCGTTTGATCTTGATATGGAGCGCGCACTGGCTCAACAGGCAGAGCAAGCTGCGGCTGCTCAAGCCGCGGCGGCCCGCCGTCCGGCTGGTGAAGGGATGCCCCTAGAGCTTGATCCGACCACCGGACGTTTGCGCCCCGCAAGCCAAGGGCTGAAAGGCGCAACGCCTGAGACGTTTGTTGATTACGGAGCCAATCTGGACGCTGCGGTTAAAAAAATAGAAAACAACGCGCGTGCTACGCTGACCGCAGAAGAAAAAATTGCGTGGGATCGGCGAAAAGTTGACCTTCAACAGCTCGACCCCAGCTTGAAAAAGTTGTCAGACGCGGCGCTTGTAGATCGGTCTATGGACCGTACTTGGGCGGCGGATGCAGTTCGCAAGGCGCGCGAAAAAGCGGCGGCGTTCGATCAGATTGCGCAGCGGTCGCGCGATCGGCAGGCGGTCTTAGAAGCGCAAGCCAATCGCGAGCGTATGCTTGAGCTGGCGGATCAACTAGAAGATCAACTGCGGGCGCCCCGTCCTGTTCGTAGTGGTAGCCAAGGCAAGAAAACTATGGAATTTAAGCGTAATCAGCTTGCACCTAAACCCGAAAACAAGTTGATCGAAGGTGAGTGATGGCATCAGCAAACGAAGTGGAGGCTCGCTTGTCAACGCATGAAGCAGTGTGCGCAACCCGATACGAAGGGATTAACGCGCGCTTAAAGCGACTAGAGCAGATTTTGATTGGTAGCGCGGGCGCTATCATCTTGCTATTGTTGAGCCTTGCGCTCAAGATGCATTGAAGTACGTAGCTCTTCTGACGCTCACTATCGTCTGCATGATGCTCGTGCTCGCCCACATCTCACGATAATCGGAGGTTCTCATGCACCCGTACATTGTCGAACGACTAAAAGAGCCATCAACCTGGCGCGGTATCGTCCTGCTGCTGGCCGCCGTGGGTGTGCCAATTGCCCCCGCAATGGCCGATACGATCATATCTGTCGGCCTTGCGATCGCAGGTTTAGTTGGTGTTGCCACGCCTGACAAATGAAAGAGAACTGGAACGCGGCGCTTGCGGCAGTGCTGCATCACGAGGGCGGTTTTGTAAACCATCCGCTTGACCCCGGCGGCATCACTAACTTGGGCTGCACCAAGGCGACGTGGGAAAAGTGGTGCGGCCATCCGGTGACCGAGCAGGACATGCGCGATCTGACGCCCGAGGACGTGTCGCCGCTGTACAAGACTAAGTATTGGGACAAGGTACGCGCCGACGACCTGCCGGCGGGCGTTGATTACGTGGTCTTCGATACCGCCATCAACTCAGGCCCAGGCCGCGCGGCCAAGCTCTTGCAAGAAACCATTGGCACGACACCGGACGGCGCGATCGGCCCACTGACGTTGCGGGCGATCGCAGCCATGCCGGCAAAAGACATCATCAACAGCTTCCAAGACCGTCGTTTGGCTTATCTACAGACACTTCCCACGTGGTCCACGTTTGGTCGTGGTTGGGCGAGACGCGTCGAAGAAGGTCGGGCTCTGGCGTTACAGATGTCTCAATCAGCTTAGTGATATACCACTGAGCCTTCCGCAAATCCTCGACGCCGTTCTTCTGTTTCCAGCGCCACAAATACTTGATAGCGTTGGCGGTGCAAACCGCATCAAGTCCTTCCAGCCCTGCGGTCGCTGATGCGAGCGCGTCGATGCACTCAACACCACCGCGCGTGTAGTGCGGCGGGTGGTTCACCATGTCTACCATTTGGCCTCTCCCAGTTCAGTCATCATATCCGCGTGCGTGCGGGTACGAGTTGAGCATCGGTCGGTCGTAGGTGGCGCGTCGTGGAGCTGGTGGCTCGGGCGGCGTGTCGTCCAGTTCGGGAACGGCCACGCCCCCAGATCGTTTGAGCTGCCAGGCGTAGGGGCGGCGTCCGTTACCGGGCTCTGTAGCCATGATGACTTCGAGCTTGCCTTGGTCTTTGAGTTCATTGAGTACCTTGATGATCGTTGACTTTGATTGTATGAAATAGTCTGCAAGCTGTTGCGCGGTCACGGCGCGTTTGTGACCGTTGATATACCGCCAGACTTTATCCTTGGCTGTCATGCTTCTTCTCGCTTTGCAAGCCGATCTGATGACGTAGAAGCCGTGCTTCGACAGCCGCTGCAGCGCAAATGTCTCGTGCGCGGGTCATGTCGTTGTCGAGAATGGCGTGCCAAATCTCGTCCACCATGCGTTTCAAGTTCAAGTAACCTTCGCTGTAATCAACCACGTCCGACCTCCGATATGCGTGTGGGTTGCTGGGCGCGCGCCCATTTGTCATGGTAACTCGACAGCTCTGACGGCGGCACCCAGCCATACCGGCGCCACGTCTTCTGCACGTCAGTGGCCACGCCTACGGCGTAGAGCGCGTCGCGCGTTTCAAGAGATCCAGCCTCTCCCGGGTAGTGCGTAATGCTGCCGCCCGCATGTGCATCCGCTCGATCAAAGACACACGTTTCTTGCCTGCCAGTTCCGCTTCGATCAGTTGCCATAGTTCACTCTCCGTTAGTTGATTAAGCCTTCGTTGCAGTTCGCGCCAGTTCAATTCGCTTCTCCAGTTTTGCAATCTCCGCAAGCACCCGGTTGAGCGCGCGTTGGGCGG